GTGCATCCACCTTGCGCCCGCTGCTGGCCTCGCCGACGTGATACGCCCATTCCGGCGGCGGGTCGCCTGCGCTCGGGCCGGGGGCGGCATCCGGGGCGGTCTTGCCCATTGCCCGCAACCTGGCCTCGGACAGACCGGTGACGGTGCACCGGCAGCCCCAGCCGTTCGGCGGATAGTGGGTGTGCCACCACGGGTCATCCGCCTTGATGATTTTCCCGTCCCAGGCGCGGTGCTCTTCGCGCGGGTTCTTGACCGTGTTGTGCTGGTATTGCAGGTACGGAAAGGTTTTCAAGGTCTCCCAGCGCCCGGCCATATACGCGGTGCGCAGGTTCGTATGGTAAATCACCGCCGTACGCCAGTTTTCTCCGGCCTCGCTGCCTTCGCCCGTCCAGCCATGCCAGCCGTGTTTGCTCACGATCTCCCGGAATTTCTTGCGAAAATCCTCCAAGGTCTCGCCCTTGGAAATTGCCGCATCTACAGCCTTGCGAATATCCACCAACAGCGCATCACGGGTCGCGCCCGCGACCACAAACGCGCGTGCATGTTGGCCTTGATGCAGGTCATCCCAGCGCGCTGTCGGCAAATTCACTTTCTGCCGAAAATAATCCTCCGCTGCTTTGAAGCTGCGAAAATGGCCGCGTACCTCAGCCACGGCTATCATCCCATGCATCGGCCATTCCGGCCACACCTGCGACCGCCAGCGCGTGCTGCACCACGCAGGCAAATTCATCGGCGGGAAGATCGGGCAGTAAATCCAATAACCCGTCCTGTATCTCCTCAAGCGAGTTTGCGCGATTGACCAGCGCTTCAATCTGTTCGACCCACTGGCTGACCAGCGGGTCGGCCTCTTTTGCCAGCAGCGCGGCGAGTTGGTCTTCGCGGTCGATCTCCACGCTGCGCTGTATCGCCGCCTCCCGATTCTCGGCCCGGTTGAACGCGGGCAGTATCGGCGATGTCGGGGGTTGCAATAACGGTGCGCCTTCGTCCGGGTCGGGCAGGCCGAGTTTATCCCGCAGCACAGATTGTTCCACCTGCAACCCCAACGGCACCAGCTTCACCACCGCATCGACCAGCGCGGCGGTATCTTCCGGCTCGGCGACTTCAATCACCAGCTTCGGGTATCGCCCCGGCCCGACATTCAAATCCACAAACGGGCGCACCAAATCGCGGTTCAAGGTACTGGATAATGCCCGCGCATCGGCGCGCAACAAATCCATGCGCACCTCGTCATGCACCTTGGCCTGACTCAAGGATGCGCCATCATCCGCCGTCATCGTCTGCCCGAGCACCGCCTTGCTGATCTGCTTGTCCCACCAGTTGGCGAGCTTTTCAAAGAACTCCCCGGCACCGGCAGTATTGGCCGCTTTTTCAAACTCGATGCGCATCGAATCCGGGATCACCGCCCCGGCATCGCTGGCAAGATTGGAGACCGCCGCAATCAGGGTCTTGATGTCTTTATCGGTCGCGCCCGCGCCGTATTTGCCCACCCGCATCGGGATGCCGTACACATCGGCGAACGCCATCCAGTCGCGCCACGCCCACGCCTTGCACATATAGCCAACCGCGCACAGGAACGCCAGCCCGCTTCTCAGGGGCATGCCGGGGCGCAATCTCGGCGTGTGCACGATGAATTTATACGCGGGTAATGTCAGCCCGTCCCGATTGGATTCATCGCGCAATTTCAACTCGCGCCCGGTGATCTTGTCGAACTGGAAAAACCGGGGGTCGCGGTGCGGGTAGCGTTCCGGCGTCCAGCGTTTGCCATCCCGGTTCCACTCGATCTCGCACACCGAGTAACCTTTTCCCAGGGCATCGAGCAAATCCAGCCGCAGATAATCAAAATCGGGATCGTCCACCAACGCGCGCACGGCATCGGCCATGTCAATATCGCGTGCGTCATCCGACAACGCATCCACGCGCACGGGCAGTCCGGCCACCGCCATGCGCCGGGTCGTGAGCACGGACGCATAATGCGCATCGCGCTCTTCCATCTCTTCGGCCAAGGTCAGATACCCAATCCCCTGCCCGCGCCGCGCCTGTTGCAATAAATCCGCCAAGCGCGCAGGTGTCAGATGATCCGCCGCCGAGGCGTGCCAGACCTGCCGGGAACCCTGCCCCTGCGGTTCGGCATATATCTTTGTGAGCGCCGCCGTGCGCAGCGGCTCGCCGCGATGATCCAGTATCTGTGCCATCTCGTTATATCACTCCCATTTTCCAGTTGCCGCCGCGCTCAATCGTGCGCGCATACGAAGCCCCCGGCTGCACCCGGTGGTAGTCAATGATCTCGTCTCCGCCCTTGGCCGCACTGGCCGCGAGGAATTTGGCCCACGCGCGGTCGGCGTGGCCCGCGCTGTCGCTGTCAGCCACAAAACGGGGGATGCCGGTCGGGCCGGTCACTTTTTTCAACTTGTGAAGATCAGCCCGCAATACCGCATCGCCCGCCGGAATCCGGCACGTGCGGTCTTCAAAGGATTCTTTGCCCAGGGTGGCGAGGGTCAGTTTATTGGCGCTCGTGAATAACACCCCTTCCACGCGCGTACTGCCGTGGCGGCGCTGCGCATCTTCAACGGGTTTTTCACCCATTCCGGTCTGGTCCATGCAGCAGCGCATGATTTTATAGCGGCGGAAGACGTCATCGAGCAACTGGTCTTGCTCGGCAAAGCTGGCGCGTTTTCGGGTAATCACCTCCCGACACCACGCCACATCGCCCACGATTTCATCCACCCAGATCACGAACAGGTCATTGCGCGCCGCGATGTCCACGCCGACATAACACGGCCCGCCGGAATACAGTTCGGGTTTGCCCGCGCGGTCATCCTCGACTGAAGCAATCAAATCAAACGATAACCAACTGCTGGCCTCGTCCAGCCACTCCAGTTCAAATTCCTGCGCCCATAAATCCGCATCGCCCGCGCTGCGCTTGAGTTGCTCAATATCGCGCGGCAGACCGTCCTTGACGGCGGTATAAATATCGGTGACGTGGCGGCTCCACCCGTCATCGCTGCCGGTCATGAGTTCATAAAACTTGTTGCCCTTGCCGTTCGGGGTCGAAATCACCCGCAGCTTCAAGCCCGGTTTTGAAATCACCGGAAACAACGCCTTCCAGATCGCCCGGCTGTCGTGGTGAAAGGCGAACTCGTCCAGCAGCACGTTGGCGCTGAACCCGCGTGCGGTATCGGGATTGGCCGGTAATGCCGTAATCCGGCTGCCGCCCGGAAATTCAATCTCAAGCGCGCGGGTGGTCGCATCGAACGCATACCCCAGTTCTTTAAACCCGGCTTGCAGCGCGTTCAAATGCACTTTAACGCCTTCCTGCATCGCCTCCCGCGCCTGCCGCTCGCCGCGCGATAAAATCACCCAGCGCGCCCGCTTGCCTTCGGATTCGGCTTTCAGGCAGTCCAGCACAATCTCCAGCGTCGAGGTAAACGTTTTCCCGCACTGGCGCGCGAACATCGCAATCTTGAATCTCGCATCATCCTGTATCCACTTTTTCTGATACGGGTACAGGTTCAAGGCCGGGGCGGGTGCAGCGCCACTCATAGCCCATACCCTTGCCGCATGACGGCGGCCAACGTCGCCGCATCATATTTCCCGGTCTTGCCCAACGCCTCGATTTTGACCTTCTGCTCTGCCAGGACTTGCTCGCGCACTTCGGCCTCAATCTGTTTTCTGACGTTGAGACTGACCTGTTTGCCCTGAATCGCGTTTTTGGCCGTCTGCGACAACTTGCGCACGTCATCCAGTTCCGCCGCGCCGCTGGCCGCAAGTTTGATCGCGGTATCGGTCGCCAGTGTCACCATCGCGTTCGCCAGCATGGTCGTGGTGTCATCGCCCGCGTGTTTGCCGAAGCGCTCGGCCATCGCCCGCGCACTGGCATCCAGTTCCTGCATTTTCTCGGTAAATGCGCGGATGCTCTGGTCATAGCGGTGAATTCCGCTGCGGCTTACGGTCTCGCCCGGAAACTCGGTGCGGATAATGGCGACCATTTCATCCAGCGTGTACGCATCGGCGCGCAGCAATTCCTCCAGGCGTACGCGATACGGCGCACGGTGAACCTGGCCCTTGCGGCGGCGCTTGGGGCGCTCCATCAGTCCCGTTCCACCACGTCCAGCACCCCGTCCACATGGACATGTCCGCGTACCACGTGCAGGCCGCGTTTGCGCAATGTGGCCGTGTACAGATTCGGGCGAATCTCCCCCATTTGCCGCAGTTCAATCAACTGGTGCAATTGCAAAAACTGAAGCGCGCCGACCAGTTCGTGCTCTTCGGCCATAAACCCCATGTACAACAGCCCCGCGTGCAACCGCGAACTGTCCATCCGCTGGTCTGACTGTTCGCTCAAAATTCTAAGCACCAGCAGGCGCAATTCTCTTTGCCGGTAATCGGAAAAAGTTTTTTCGGTGTTCACTTGCCTTGCTCCCGCAGGTAGTTTTGAATCGTCATCACTTCGCGTACCAAGGTCTTGACCTCGCTTTCCACCCCGGCCATGCGCTCATAAATCTTGATCGCATCGGCATGCGTCATCTGGCTGCGCTGCTGTGCTTCCAGCCGCGCCACCCGCCGTGACAAGGCCGCACACGCACGGCACCACCACGCTGGCAAGCGAGGCCAGGATCGCCACAATCAATAACGGCCAGGGGTCAGTCATCGCACGCCCCCGCTGAATGTCCCGCGCGTGTGAGCGCCGCGCAATAACTCCGTTGCGCGGTCTGCTCCCACGTCTTCATCGCTTCGATCAGGTGCCGGTGCATCGTCCGGCACAGGTGGTAGTGCGCCGTGACCGCATCGTGGTTCGCAATCAGGCTCGCCCAGGTGTCCCCGTCCGGCATCGGCAGAGTTGGACAGGGCTGCATCAATCCCGCCGGCATCGGCGGCGGGGGCGGTATCGGGACTATCTGCACCGGCTCCGGCATTGCTGGCTTCCCAGTGGCGCAGGACATCAGCGCCAGCAGGGAGATCAAGATCAGGGCGTTTTGCCAGCAGCACCGTAAGCGCCGCACGCTGGCGGGTGAATTGGGTTTGATACTGTTCACGGGACTCCTCAAAATCACGCGCAATCGCATTGAGCCGTTCAAGACCGGCCACCTGTTCGGACTGGATGGATAACGCCAATTCGTGCAGTTCACGCGCCGCTGCGCGGGCATTCGATAACTCGCGGGTCAGCGTGGCGTTGTCGCGCTTCACCGCCTGCTCGCGTTCATGCCGAATCCCGGCAAAAAAGGCGAACGTAAACAATACCGCCAGCCCAGCGACAATCCACACCATGGCAAATTTCATCGACATACCGCCTCCCCCGGCCAGCCTGCCGCCAGATACGCCGGTTCCAATTTCAAGAGAATCCGTTTCGGATAGGCGGTATTTTCACGGTGCGCAGAAATACCCCGGCTGCGCCAACGTTCGACCTGTCGCCAGTCATTGGGGTTATCGCGATTGGCAAGGGTCAATCCGCGCTCGCGCAATAACCACGTTTCACCGCCGTTATAGGCGCGCAGGGTGAAGGCCCAACGGCTGCATTCGGATAACCGGGCATGTCCGAACGGCTGCACGCGCTCGTATAACCAGCGGTCGTATAACGCCGCCGCGTGGATGGCCTGGACCGGATTCCACGGGTCAAATGCGCCCAGCTCACGCGCAAATTGATCTTGCATCCAGCGCGCCGTCGCGGGCATGAATTGCGCAATCCCCTGTGCACCGACCGGCGAGCGTGCATGCGTACGCCACGTACTTTCTTGATGCAACTGCGCCGCCAAGCGTGCGGGCGAACCATTCACCCCAAATACATCGGCCACGACCTGCTCCACCCGATGCCGATACAACGCCGACGCCTCGGGAATCGCCACTGGCTGCGCGGATGCATACCTCACCGCACACAGCAGCAATAACACCACCAGCGCCGTGAGCGCGCGGAGCTTGACCGTACTCACCCGATCAACCCCGCGCCAATCAACGCCGCCGCAATCAGCGTCGCCCGCCGCGTCTGCGCCATGGTTTTTTCGAGGCCATCGAGATAACGCGGATTCGCGCCCCGGAAAAATGCGCAGTCAACCCCATATCCGAGCACCGCCGCGCCGGACAGTTTTGATACAAACCAGACATACGCGCCGAGCTTGGCCGGGTTCAAAAAGACAACGCCCGCCAGCGTCAACACCGAAACCACGATAAGAAGCCACGCAAAGCCAATCCGGTCAAACCCGGACACGATGCGTTCAAACAACACCGCCACACGGCGGGGAGAAGGCGGTTTCGACATGGCGCGCACCGGCAGCAAAAGTTGCTGCCTACAATGCGCCCATCCTGCCCGGTATCTGGATTGACACGTGTCAATAAACAAAACCCCGCATCATGCGGGGGGATCGTTCACGCTTTGACCGCTTCCGGCGCATCTGCAAATGGCAACGTCCCCTGCCGCCGCGCCACATACTCCCGGCGCTGTTCCAGGATAATCCGGTAAATCGAACGCGGCGTCAGCCGGTATTCCCGCGCCAATGCTTCGATATTGTCCCGGTTCGCCCGTCGCGCAATCTCGATATCACGCAAAAACACCCGCAAATCCTCCCCCTTCGGAAAATACCAGTTCTTGCCGCCCATCAGTTCGGCCACCACCAGAATGCCCGTCCGCGCCAGACCCCGCGATTCCGCTTCATCATAGCCCCGCCGCCGAAACGCCGCGACCTGCTTGTCCAGCAGCTCGCCCAGTATCTTCCCCCACTTCGATACCGGGATTTCATCCAGCTCGCGCCCCGACGCCAGCAGCCGCTCCACGTCCAGCGACACCTCCGGCAATAACTCACCCTGCGCCTCATTTGACGCTTCGGGTAAATCGTGGGGCCATGTCACCACCGTATTCATTGATATTTCTCCCGCGCCTGCGCGCGTGCTGCCTCGGCGTC